ACCTGCGCATTGCCATAGACCCACGCATTGCCAGAGCCTTGAAGGCATTGCTCACCTTCGATCCACCCACCAAGAGTGCCTGCTGCTAATCCAATGGCCGCAATATCCGCCACAGCCCGAATGCGGTGCAGTGTGCGCCCCATCCATTGTTTTGTTTCGCCAGTGGCTTCGTATTTATCGTTTTTGAATGCTATATCACTCACAACACAACTCCCATCCCATAAGTGCTACGAACCGCGCTCAGGTAGTGGCCCTTGCGTTCGTCGTACCAATCCTCAAAATCATGCGGGAAAGAGCCGCCATTGCGGCGCTCATAAGCAAAGCAAGCCGCCTGGTGTTCGTCCTCTGCAATTTCCTCCGCAAGCAGCTCCAGAAGCTCGTCGGGCTCGTCCGCACCATCACTAAGGTTGTCGAGATATGTCTGCGCGGCCATCTCCAGAAAGCGGTTGCCGGATTTGGCATTCATGATCTCGCGAGCAACACGGGGTAGCGTGTTGATGGCTTTGGTTATGTTGGTGTGGGCGTTCATGATTGCGCCTCACAAACGTGACATGCGGAAGCATCAATAGCAGCCCAAGCATTATGAAATGCACAGGGGACACCTTCACCGGCAAGCCAGGTAAAAACACCAGTGCGCCTTAAAGGGAGAAGTAGCTCGTCACGGAGAAAGACACTATCGCCTTTGGATAGCCACTTCTGCAGAGACGAAGCATAATTGCTACACCCTTTTGCCGCCTTGGCCATCTCATCGACGACAACAATGTAAACACCGTCGCCGGAATTATGCAGGTCTTCGCGAAAATTGGATAATGTAACCATGTTTCACTCCAGTGCATTGCTGCGTTCTGGAGGTGGTGTACGCATTTAACGTACGTCTGTCAAACCAAAAACGTACATCTGTGTACATTTTGTGATAAAATTGAAATTACCCTTGGTGACTAGGTGGGTATGCGAGAGGTAAAAATACTGGTATTTCATCCCAATGATTGGATATCTAGTGTCTTTAGGAATGGCTTCTATCGCTCTCAGTGGCGCTCCATCTTACGCCCCCTCAATGCCTTCAAGCAGGCGAGCGCAGATAGCGGAGTGCGCCGGTAAAAATAGCCCCGCTTGGTGTTCCGATGTTGGCCTAGGAAAACCATCGCCTGCCCCCAAGTGGCAATATGGGGACTGGACGGTAGAGCTGCTAAGCGATCAAATGGATGTAGACAAACAAGCATCCATAAGAGCTACGCTGTTTGATAATGAGGGCTATGCCGCAGGGAGCATAGAGTTATTCATCTGGAATGGCGGTAAGCTAATTACCCATCAGGTCGGGACTGGCCATAGTGTTATTCTCACAAGAAAAGGTTGGCCTTTTTGCGAGCGTAACTTGGACCGCATTGCGGTTGACGATCAGCCAGTACAATATCTTGCTACGATCAAAAAGCCTGGACACTGCGATTTCATATCTCCCGGAGGATCTGCATTGTCCGCCATGAAGAACGGTCAATCTGCAAAACTTAGGCTTACGGGTGGCGGTTCTGTATACCGGATTTCGTTATCTGGCTTTACCAAAGCCATGAACAAGGCAGTTGAAAAGACAGAACGTTAGATATTCTTGACTACAGCGATCACGCGGCCAAAGATGTTAAGTTCCCCATCCCAAGCAAGCTCATCTGGCACACTAGGGTTGTCTGAGAGTATCTTTACACTTCCGTCAGCCATGGGGCGCAAGCGTTTTATCATCGCTGTTTGTCCGTAGGCAATGGCCCAATATAAATCACCAAAGTGTGTCGATTGCTGAGAGCGATCTATGAGTATTATGTCGCCATCGCTGATGCGCGGCTCCATTGAATCTCCTTGTCCCTTCGCCCACACTAGCTCAGATGGGGAGGACTTAGTAATTGAACGCAACCACGATAGAGGGAACTCGTGAGTCGCTGCCTGACCATCTAAAATCTCGCTATCCATAATTTGACCGCCAAGGCCAAACCTTAGGTCAATTTCAGCAATTTCAACCATGCCATTTGCATTGTCCGATAGTGACAAAGCTACTGCGCCACCAACAGAGCCAAGCTTCGCTAGCTCCAGAATGTTGCCCCTCCCAACAGGCGTCCCTTTAAATGCCTCCCCAAGATTAGCTGCCACTTTGGGGGGCAACGCTTCGGCCTCATAGTCTTCTGAAAAGTAACGTTGCACGCTGGAGCGGCCTCTGTAACCAGCTCTCGCTGCAATTGCGTCTAGCGACATTCCAGACTGCGCCTTCATGTCCAGAAGGATCGCACCAATGGGGCGTTTTTTGTTCATGCACCCCATTTTTACGATTGTACGTACGTTTTCTACGTTGACAGATGTACGTATCATGCGTACATCAAGCGCATGACAGACGCAGAACTCATCCGCGAACGCGGCGGCATCAGGCCAGTGGCACGGTTGCTAGGCCACAAAAACCATACAACTGTGCAAGGCTGGGTTGAGCGCAACCGCATACCCGAGGTGCACCGCAGCGCCGTGGAGGCAATCGAAGTGTCCCCACAGGACGCAGCAGCATGACCCACGCAACTGAAGTCACTCGCTATCTGATTGCGGATGGCCGTTGCGGACCACCTGTCAGCATTTTGCCCAAGCCTGTGCGGGAGACCGCATAGATGACCCCCACCAAACATCAAAGCGACCGGGTTGGAACTCCCCGTGTCGCGGGGCGCGCGCAACCCTTCCCTCTCCCCGCGCGTCCCACCCCATTCAAAGGCTGCACAGACGGCCTTGTTGACGAGCAATCGCCTCCTTTGAGCTTGGGTGACTGTCCCAATAAGCGCCCAGCTCGTTTTTCGTTCCCTAACCATTTGTCGGCTTCTAGCCGGGGAGAAATGTAAAATCATGTGCCGCGAAACCGAAAACCTGTTGCGTGCTCAAAGCATTGTTGGCCAGCAAATCCGTGCGCGCCGTATCACCTTAAAGGTGCTGGCGCATGATACCGACATCCACATAAACAGCCTCACGGGCTATTTTCCAGCGGATAAAGACGCCAAGCCTGTAAAACTATCGGCGGGTGCTCTTATCGCGCTGTGTGGCAAGCTGCCAGACGACCTACTCAACTTGCTTATGCCCGACACACATCAGATTGTGCCGGTTGCGGAGGATGTGGACCTTGATGCGCTTGCGGTGAGTGCCCGTGCATTTCTTGATCGCAAGGATGCAGCTCACCACCCCAGGAGCCCCGCCGGTCGCGAGATCAGCGATTGTGAAGGTGAAGAGCTAACCGCGCTTGCCACAAATCTTCGGGCGGTGTCGTGATGCAACATCAATTCGCCGAAGCATTTGCCGACAGCACTTTAAGCAGGGCCTACATCCGTACAGACAGCCGCATTTGCAGACGGTGTGGTGCGCGGGCCGGTCAATGTGAGCATTTGCAAGCTGAGCCCGACATCATCTGGCTATCGAAGTCCAATGAGTATCGCACCAGCTTTGCCCAATGGCCGATTGAGGAGCGCAAGCGGTTGCTTAATCTTCGCTCGGCCAATCTTTCAAACAAGCAAATCGCGGAAGTGATGAACAAAACCGAAGGCGCGGTCGCGGGGCAGTTGTTCCGTCTTCGCGCGCGCCAGTAATCACCAAAGGAGAAGGGAAATGAATGCACCAGCTAAAGTGGAGGGCTCTAAGGCTGTTCAAGCGAGTGAACCAGTAAGTTACAGCGACAGCCTCTTGCAGGTTATCGCAGCGGCTGCTCGCGATCCGAACGTAGACATTGATAAGATGGAGCGGCTTTTGCAGATGCAAGAGCGGGTTCAAGCGCGCGATGCTGAGGAGGCTTTCAACATCGCATTCTCTGCAATGCAGCCAGAATTGCCTCACATTACTGTCAAAAACAAGATTGTGCACAACGGCAAGGTCATCTCCGAATATGCTGATTGGCCATCAATCAGCAAGGCTATCACGCCTGTTCTTTCTCAGCACGGTTTCAGTCTGAATTTTGGGGGCAGCAACACTGCAACCGAAAAGACGACCGTCGCTAAACTTCGTCATATTGGTGGCCACGTTGAGGTGAATGAAATCACCCTGCCAAACGATACCAGCGGGGCGAAAAACAAGGTTCAAGCAATTGGCTCATCATCGACCTATGGCCAGCGCTACACGGCCTGCCCTTTGGTCGGTGTGGTTGTTCATGGCGAGGATGATGACGGACAATCCGCAGGAAATACACCGCTACCTCAAGGCCTTTCTGAGGCCGTCCAATCTGAGATTGTGGTTAAGGCAGAAGCCGTAACCAAAGCGACCGGGGAAAACCAAGTAAGCGCAATCTGTGCTGCATACAGCGTCGGGAGTATCGAGGACCTCACAGCGGCACAAGGTGAGCAGGTTCTCTCTCGTCTGCAATCCAAGCTTAAAGGCAAGCCCAATGCCTGAGCAGGGCACAGCGGAATGGCTCTCAGAGCGCGCCGGGAAGGTCACTGCATCTCGCATCGCAGATCTAATGGCGAAGACAAAAAGCGGCCCAGGCGCGGCACGCAAGAACTACATGGCAGACCTGCTCACCGAGCGGCTCACCGGCTTACCTAAGGACAGCTTTACCAGCACCGCAATGCAGTGGGGCACCGACCAAGAGCCGCGTGCTCGCGCGATGTACACCTTTCTTACCGACAACAGCGTTCTTGAGACCGGCTTTGTGCCTCACCCCACGCTTGGCCAGACTGGCGCATCGCCTGATGGCCTTGTCAGTGAAGACGGGCTTGTCGAGATCAAGTGCCCAAACACCGCAACGCACATTGAGACGCTGCGCGGGGCTAAAATCGACAGCAAATACATCAAGCAAATGCACTGGCAAATGATTTGTTGTGAGCGTGAGTGGTGCGACTTTGTGTCGTTCGATCCGCGCTTGCCCGAGCCGATGCAATTGCATGTGCAGCGTGTCGAAAAAGACGCTGAGCTTGCGGAGGAAATCACCGCTGCAGTCACACAATTTCTCACCGAATTAAACCAAGCGGAAGCCGATTTGCGTGCTCGCTATGAATTGAAGGAAGCCGCCTGATGCGCAAGCAGCAAATCTTGCCTCCAATCAGGTTCTTGCAGCAAGCAGAAACGCAGGGGCTTAATCCGGATGTTTGTTGGGAATGGCAGGGCCAAACCAACAATAATGGGTATGGGCGCTTCATTGAGAAGAACAAGCATCGTCTAGCCCACCGTGTGGCCCATGAGCTTTTTATTGGCCCTATCCCAAATGGAAAGAATGTCTGTCACGCTTGCGACAATCGGCGCTGCGTCAACCCTCACCATCTCTGGGCTGGAACTCAGTCTGAAAATCTAAATGATGCGGTGGCCAAGGGGAGGTTGGATACCCCCAACACAACAGGCGAACTCAACGGGAATAGAAAATTGAGTGCGACTGATGTGCGCATCATCCGAGAGATGAAGGCAGCCGGACAGCTTCAATACAAAATCGCCGAGAAGTTTGGCGTTTCACCATCAACTATCGGCGAAATTGTTGCCGGGAAAATCTGGAAGGATGCAGCCTAATGCTGAACCAATGTAGCTTTATCGGCAACCTTGGCGCTGACCCCGAGGTTAGGAGTTTTTCCAATGGAAACCGCGTCTGCAATTTGCGGCTCGCTGTGACAGAGAAATGGAAAGACAAAAATTCGGGCGAACGCAAGGAATCCACCGAGTGGGTTCAGGTCGCGATTTTCTCTGAGGGCTTGGTCAAGGTTGCCGAGCAATACCTGAAAAAGGGAAGCAAGGTCTTTGTTCAGGGTAAATGGCGCACCAGAAAGTACCAAGACCAAAACGGCAACAACCGTTACTCCACTGAGGTTGTCTTACAGGGCATGGGTGGCACGCTCACGATGCTTGATGGCGCACCGGGCCGTGGTGAGCAGCGCAAGCCGTATGACGAGCCCACACAAGGCCAAGGCGGTTACGACAACCTCGATGACGACATTGCGTTTTGAGCATGTCCAAGCTCCCGCCCCACAACCGCATTAAGCCAAAATACAATCCTGTGCCCAATGCACGGGAGAAGGCTTACCACCTGTCGTTAATCGGCAAGCCTTGCTTTTGTGGGTGCGGCGAAGCTTCGGACTGTGTGCACCATCCATTGACCCGCCATCCTGCACAGCGCTGGCGTCGGGACCATGAGTTTGTGGTGCCCATGACGGACCATTGTCACCGCGCTCTGCATGCCATGGGCAGCGAGGCTCTATTCGACCCAGATCATGACTATGCGGAAGGTGCTTTCGAGTATCGTCAGGAGGTGTTTTGTAATGCCTAAAGGTCAAACCCTCGTTCTCATCTCACAGGCCGTTCGTGAGCGCGCCAAGCGCCTAATCGACATAGCGCCGGTAGGGGCAGTGGCAAACATTCGTGAGGCCACCCGCTCGGGCGAACAGAACGATAAAATGTGGGCAATGCTGTCCGACATCAGCCGCGCCAAGCCAGAGGGCCGCAGACACACCGCAGAGACGTGGAAAGCCATTTTCATGAACGCCTGTGGTTGGGAGGTCCAATTCATCGAAGGGCTAGACGGCAGGCCCTTTCCTGAGGGCTTCCGCAGCTCACGCATGACAGTGCGCCAGATGGCAGATTTAATCACCTTTATTCAGTCCTACGGCGACCAACACAGTGTTGCCTGGACATATCCAGAAGAGAGGCAAGCAGCATGAAACTCCCCAGACCAATCAACGTCCTGCTTATTCGCTTCCAAATGGAGCGTGCTCTCTATGCCCGCCGTCGCCTTCGTAAGGGTGGTTGGGTGCGCCGGAGGAGGGCTTCATGAGTGACTTATATTTCAAAGCCCGCAACCTTCCACAGCGTGTGGACAACGCAAAGCGCCGCTTACGAGAGCTTGAGCACGAGGCTGCAACGCTCGGCCTGCGCGCCATTAAAGAGGAAATTGCAGTGGTTAATCGCGCATGGGATCGTGAGGTTGAGATAGCCAAGGCCGAGGCGGAGCAAGCCGGTTGGGAGAGCAGCATGGGGGTGGATCATGCGAGTTAGTCTCCCATATCCCGATAAAGCGCTTTGGCCGAACGGTGGTGCCCGCACGCACTACGGTAAGATTGCGCGCCTCAAGAAATCCCACAAGAGTTGGGCCTGGGGTGCTGCAAAGACAATGCCCTCACCGACGGTCGGCAATGGTTCTATTCGCGTCCATCTAACCGTCCACGCCAAGCCTAAAGGACCGCTGCCTGATCGCGACAACTGTGTGGCTGCAATGAAGGCCTATCAGGACGGTATAGCCGCTGCCATCGGCATTGATGATAAGCACTTCCAAGAGCCCACTGTGAGCTTTGCTGAGCCGCGCAATGGGCGTTTCGTAATCGAGGTGGGGGAATGAGCGGCTTTGTTTATTTCATCGGCCCTGAGGCTCTTGTTTACCGCCCATTTCTTGAAGAGGGAGCGTGCGTCAAGATTGGATACACCAGACAGCGCCCATTGCAGCGTTTAGCCGCTCTACAGACAGGCTCTCCACTCCATTTAGTCCTTTGGGCTTACATCAAGGGAAGCTCAGAGGTGGAGCGGGCACTGCATAAGGCGTTTGCCCCACTTAGGTCACATGGAGAATGGTTTTATGTGACACAGCGTTTGTGGGGCCTCCTATCCCACCTTGGGGAGGAGCCAAATATTGGTAACTTTGTAAACTCTGCGGACTTTACGGACGCTCTGCACGCCAATCTTTGTAATGGCTCACCACACCCCAAGTTTACAGAGCAAGAGTGGGCCTCGTCGGCTGACATTGAGCCACTTCTGGGATTCTTTCCAAGCTTAAGTTTGGAGGAATATCAATGACCCTCGATCCAACTATCCTGCACGCAATGAAGAACGCTGGAGCCTCAGTTGAGGTTATCCTAGCCGCCATTGATGCGCAGACTAAACTGGATGAGGGGCGGCGGGCTAGGCAGACACCATGGCCCAAACTTCGCCAAATGGCGCTCGAAAGGGATGGTGAAGTTTGCGGTTATTGTGGCTGTCAGGATGGTCCTTTTGAGGTTGACCACGTTGTTCCGCGCGCTGCTGGCGGTGAGGACACCCTAGAAAACGTCTTGGTTGCCTGCCGGAGCTGCAATCGGGCGAAGAGGGACCGTCAAGGCGATGATTGGGAAAAGCTCAATGAGCGGCGCAAGAAAGACCGTGAAAGAAAAAAGCGGAAACGTGCGGACGTCCGCAGACGTCGTGCGGACAAAACGGACCCTTCCCCCAATGAGTATATATCTAACCCCCAACCAATTCCCCCATCCCCTAAAGGGGATTCCCCCCCATTTTCTGAAAAGATTG